CCCATGCGATGCTATCTTGGCTAGTCTTATAGAGATATGCCTTAACGATATATCTACTAGCTTCCACAACTTCCAACTCAGTGCTAATGCGAAAATCTGGATAGTCCTTAATAAACTTTTCAAGTCGAACCTCCACTGGTTCATAATCGGCTAAATTAAACATAGAGTTCATTCTCCTCTGTAGCTAGTTGCCCCATTAAAGCAATATAGGCTGCTCCATCGATGTAATTATCTGGCTTATCGACTGTACCTGTACTGGCTCTGGCAATCTTGATGAGCGCGAGTATTGCACAGACTTGATAGTCCTCGACTGGGTGCTGTAGGTATGCACTGATGAGCATTGCTGCGTGTTGCATGTTATCTGCTGGGTGGCCGTAGTCGTTAAGACCACGATCTTGAATCGTGTCGGTTGCACTCTGTAGAATCTCCTGATATTTCATTCTTGCCAGAAATCTGCTCGATTGACTGCTCTGCCTTTGTGCCATCCATCGCGATGGCCACGATCATAGGCTTCTTTGTAGGATTGTAACGCCCATATAATGAAGCTAATACCTGCCCCTATAAGGCATATAATTAGCAGCTTGTCATTGTTGCTCATTGTGTAACCTATCTGCATCCAGTGCCCTCGACTGGCTTACATACTTAGTGTGACATAAAGGCCAGACTAATTAAGGGACATTTAGATAACAAAACGATAACGATTTACTGGTACAACTTCCCGTACAATGTAAATGACCCATCCTTGTTTATAGGCACTAGCATTGGGCTAACGCGGTCTCCATGTGTTTCAATGACTGCTACGCTCATCTGCCAATTAGCACTCCCAGCCTTCAAATAAGAGGCTTTCTTTTTGTCCATGACATTTCCTGCCTCTAAGCCCCAAAGAGTCCTGTATGAGGCTCCTATGCCCTCTGTAAAGGCACTAATGCCTGCTCTGTGAGTGTGACCACAAACCACAGACTTGCCGAACTTCTTAGCAAGCCCAAGAGCTGTGAGTCCAGCATTAGAGTTCATTGATCCTTCATCCCCATGAACTAAGACCCATCCCTTGTGAAACTCGAATGGTCTTTTATGAAATCTGATTCCAAGCCCGTTGAAGTCCATAAACTTTGCGTATTCCAGTTCTGGTAATCCGATGAGGCTAGGTGCGCGTAATAGTGTGTGGTATAGGCGGTCTGTGTGATTGCTCCGAGTGACATCTGTTGTGCCAAGTTCATAGAGAATATCCTGCGCAAGGCTTCTGTCAGCATCTAGCGTACCTTCCCACTCTAGCTTGGTTCCCTGCGCCCAGCGCGACTGAGACTGCATATCAAGCTCATCGCCTGTGTTTAGGATAAGGTCGAACTTCTCCCGTTTTACTAACTTGATAAGATTCTTTACAGCTGCTTCGTGATGGTACGGGATTTGTAAATCCGATATAACAAGATAGCGGGCTTTAGTCATCGTCCTCATCTTCGTAGTTGCCGAACTTCTCTGGATCGACAGGATGTGGCAATATCCATGCTGGATAAGATTGGGTATCAGTAATCATGAATAGAGCAATGCCTTCTGCAAAGCCTGCCCTGCGTAATGATTTCCAATATTCATGCAACCCAATACAATAAGCATCAAGAGCTGAGTAACCTTGCTCTTCTAACGCCTTTGCTTTTCTTGCCATAGCAGAATGTTACCTGTCTAGTAAGATGTTGTAGATTTCATCGACTCGCGTGTTGAGTCTTTTAATCTCAGATAAGAGATGCGTAATGACATACCCAGACAGACCACCGACTATGGCCAGTGTTGCTATGTATAGGGTAAAAAAGTCAGACTGTGTCATTTTTTAGGGGTCGCATATCCAAAGACACCAGCAAGAACAGCCCAAAGAATTGAGCGATAATCAGCTGCGAAATTAGTTGCAGCCCAAGCTGCTAAGAATGCTCCAGCAGTAAGGACATAAGGGCTTTTCATATTCATTAGTTTGCTCCTAGCATAGGTATCTGAAAAAACTCACCCAGAAGGTCAGCTTCTTTCTTAAAGCTAACATGCATGTGGTGAGTGTGTTTGTTAGCCCCTGTGTAATTGCGCCACTTCCAGTTAAGGATGGGAGACGCAATCCTGCCGTTAAAAATAATGTACGAGATGCGCTTTTCTGCCTTAGACTTGCAACTGATTCGAATCTGATCTGCAAGGTCGGGCATGATAAACGGTTTGATTCCGACACCAAATAAATCTGCGTCAATGTCAATGGCACGAACCCAGCCCTGCTCATCTGGATTATGATCAGACTTACGAGCAGCGTGTCTGGTATCACCGAGCCAACCATCCGATGCCCTGTCACGATCTGGGAAGGAATCATCTATCTGCTCTCTTAATTGGATTGCAGCTCTAGATAAGTGTGATTTCATGTTCGACATTAGAACATTCCCATCGTTTTAAATTGTTCAATAACAATTCTCCATGTCCACATGCAGGCATCGGAGCAATAAAGGCATCATCTATAGGATCGTATGTGTAACCAATCCCAGCATAGTTATAGCGGATTTTTGCATTGTAAGAAGTTCTTATGCACTTTTGTTTCCTGAAATCTCCATACCAAGTTTCAGTGTCTAATCCTTCAATAGTTTGTGTTTCATCAACACCCACAATGACTTCTGTGACAATGTTATTTTCATCTAAAAATGCGTAATGTGCCATTATGCCCAACTCACATTTCCTGTGCCAGCAGTAATTGTTGTTACTATAAATCCACCGCTTGGTGAAGCTGTTGATCCTGTAAGACCACCACCAATAGTAATTGTTTTTGTGTCAGGATATTTGAGAATTACTACACCTGATCCACCTGCTGCGCCGTTTGTTGCGTAATCACTTCCACCGCCGCCTCCGCCAGTGTTTGCATCTCCAGCAGTTCCTGTTCCTTTTGCTCCAGCACCGCCTCCTCCAGTTCCACCTGCGCCTGGAGTGGATGCTCCTGCATAAGCACCGCCACCGCCTCCGCCACCGCGTGTAACTGATGATCCTGTAATAGATGATGCAGAGCCATTACCACCTGCACCGCCTGCGGTAAGGACAGCCGCCGCACCTGCAACACTTGCACCACCACCACCACCGCCGACTACATAAGTAGCATTGTCACCATAACCTGCACCGCCTGCATTACCTTGACCACTTGGAGAAGCCGCGCCGCCTGCTGTTCCGCCTGCACCAACATTTAATCCACCGCCGCCGCCGCCAGAACCACCATCGCCCCCAGGATTTGGTTGTGAACCTGAATACTGATTTGAACCGCGCCCGCCGCCAGTGCTAGTAATTGAAGAAAAAATTGAATTGGAGCCATTTGTAGAATTAGCACCACCGCTTCCGCCAGTACCAGTTCCGCCTGCGCCAATTGTGACTGTGTAGTTTGTTGCTGGAGCTAATCCTGTTAATGTGCTTGTTAGATAACCACCTGCGCCGCCACCGCCGCCAGCACTAGCACCGCCACCGCCGCCAGCAATAACTAGATAATCTACACTAAAAGTAGGCGGTACCCCAGGATCTAATAATCCACAAATTGTGTTAAGCATTATGCAATGGCTCCTACGATATACCAAGTATCTGTAGCAACTTTAATGCAAGCTGCTGATTTATATTGAGCAAGAGTTGGAGATGCTGCCACGGCGCCTGCACTTAAAACTGTTGTAGTGCCTGAAGTGACTGCGCTGATTGTGCATGTTCCTACACCTTTATTGAGCACAGTAATAACAGTACCGACTGCAAAGGCAACAGATGCATTAGTTGGAATCTTGAATGCAATAGCAGTAGCCTTATTCATTGAAATGAGAGCCTGATACTGATCTGCTAAGACAGCAGTGTAATCAGTAGTGGCATCGGCATTGACAGTAAAGGCAGTTAGCCCATTCATGTTTGTAGCCGAGAGGACATTGCCTGTTGAGAATGGGAATCCGTTTGCCATAGTTGCTCCTTAGTAACTTAAAACGCTAGTGTCTAGAATACCGTATAATGTCGAGTCGAGTATAAAGCCATCGATAATTGGCTCCATCGTGGCGAAAGTAGTAATCCACGAATTAGGGGTTATATCGTGAGCTACTCCCTGAACCTGTAAAGTCTTGGTTATTGTTGATCCGCTATCTGTCGTGTTGGTAATTGTGACTGGGTCAAAGTAATCAAGGTTAAGAGCCGCCGTTACCCCAGCTGTATAACTAGGAGTCATTAAATCAAGGGTTAAGGAATCAATACGGATGCTGGTGTCCTTACGAGATGCCACATAAGCCTTAGCAAAGTCCAGAGCGACTGCATCAGTTTCCATGAGTAGGTTCTGTTGGGTGTATGAGTGCAGGAAGTAAGTGTCGATGGAAGTCGCATCGCTGGCAGTCTGAGTAGTACCGCCTGTACGCTGAATGTTGGCTTGGTTATAGACAAGTTTGTCATCAAAAGCGAACTTGACATTGGCATAAGGAATACCTGTGCCAGTCTGGTTAAAAAGTGTTGGAGTACCGCCTATGGATGCAACTGTAAAGGCTCTATCTTGGAATACAGCGTTTCCAGCAGGGTCACAATAGAAAGCGCCATACTCGGTCAATTCACATGTCTTGATAGCAGTAAGGGCTGCTCTAGAGCTTGCAGGGTCGGACTGACAGGTTGTCTGACCTGTATCAATATCACGCATGGATGAAGGCCAGTTGATTGTGTCTAGAATCCTGCCAATGCGAGTGCCAGTAGTCTCACCTGCAACTGCTCCAGTTACTGTGGTAATTGCTGAAGTATTGAATATCTTAAATGCATCAAAGGCGGTAATAGTCACATAAGCAATCTCTTGGCCTTGAGGATAGGTGTATCGGTAATCTGCTGTGTATCCAGAGAATAGGTAATACTCAGTGCCAGAATAGTTAGCAGATATGCGGAGTTTTCTAGCTGGTTGAAGATAACCATAAATAGGAGAAGATGTGTTCTGAGGATTGAAATCACCATTAGGGTCTAAGATTCTGACCGTGGCTTGACCAGCATCATAAGTATCCTGCAATAGGTTACGACCTCTACGAATAGCGATATTGGTTGTAGATGTCGAGTAGTCAATAATTAAAGCAGCGTTATCAGCCAGAACATTTGTTCCAAGAATACCTTTGGCAGGATCATCAAGGGTAAAGGGAATGCCATACCCAGGGCCATTGGCAAAGTTTATGGAGACTGTTAATTCTGCTGGAAGCGCCATTAGATAGCCGTAATAACTGCCTGGCGGCTATATCCAATAGCAGACCCAGCCCATCCTGAAGCAGCAAGAGCATTGTTGATTGCTTGGTTAAGGTCATTTTCAGCAATGACTGAACCTTCAACAGTCACTTGCACAACTGTGGTACTACCACCGCCAGCAGTACCGCCACTACCAGCTGTAGGTACTTGAGGCATTACTCCAGTAGCGCCACTTATTCCAGCAGCTGCTGCTGCCTGAGCTGCGTATCTTGCACCTGATAAAGCCTGCGCGAAAGATGCACCGCCTGCTAATCCAGCAGCTAAAGAGTTTTGAGCAATGGTGTTAGTCAATGCAATGGATTGACCATTAACTTCAACCAAAGCTCGTTTTACTCCATCTAAACCAATTTCCCATGCAATGAATGGATTACCCACATCCATAGAATAAACCTCAGCTAGAGTGCTTTGAAGGGTCATTACCTTTGCTTGGACTTCACTGAGCATTTTTGTGTATCTGTCAATTTGGCTAATGTTTTCATCTTGGATAGCCTGCATAAGCTTTAGACGAATACGATCTTCCTCTGAAATCTTACCCTTAAGAGCTGCTTCAATCTGAATCTTCTGTAGGTCAAAGATTGATTTGGCCTTGGCCAGTTTTAATTGTGCAGCAGTTACTTTAAGAAGCTCTTTTTGACTTTTAGTAGTAGCCGCTGTTGTTTTATTAAGATAAGAGCCAGATTGAATTGGATTCTTTTGATTAGCAACTTCTTCAATTCGTCTGGTTTTTGCACCAGCCTGATTCAATAGGGTTATGTAACTACCAAGAATTGGGATGGCTTGAACTATATTTGCCCCTGTTAATCCAGAAACTCCAGGAATCTTTTGCAATGCAGCAGCCATTAGGCCGAAACCGCGAATAACATCAGCAGTATAGGTTGCTAGGTTTTCCATATCTGTTGCTAGGTTAGAAACAGTTTTGTCTCCAGATAACACAACTAAAGCATCTATAATGCCTTTTCCAATAATTTCCTTTACATTCTCAGCAGCAACACCAAGTTTGGCTATTGATCCTGCAAAGGTAGCAGCGGATTCAGCAGCTGCACCCTTGAATGTTTTGGCTAACTGGCTAGTAATTTCTTCAAAGGATTTAGTCTTAAGGTCTGCCTTAGATATGCCAACACCTAAGCGAGTTAATGCTGTGTTATTTCCTAAATATGCCTTGCTTAAAGCTGCTGTGACAGAAGATAAATCTTTACCAGTTGAGGCACTAAGATCTAACGAAAGAGCCAACAATCGCTGAGTCTCTGCTGTGTCACCAGTTGCTATTGCTAATTGCTGATAAGCGGGGCGTAATAAATCATCGACCACGCCGAACTCGCTCTGTAGTCGTTGAATGTAGGACTCAGCAGAAGCGGCATCGCGTTCTAAACCAACATTCTTAAGAGCCAAGGCTAATTGCTTCTGAGCCTTCTGATCGTCAGCTGCTGCTTTAACCGAAGCCTTTGCATAGCCAAGAATGGCTGCTGTACCTAGGCTTATGCCTAGAGTCTTGCCTAAACTTTTAGCCGACTTGGTAAGTTTATCGGTTGCGCTTTCAGCTTGCTTAAAGGCCTTCTTGCCAGTGAACTCTGCTGCGACATCAATAATAATGCTCATGCGGTTGCCTTCTTAAAGTCTTTGCTGGCCTTTTCAATAGCTCTTAGAACACCATCACGAGCTGCGCCTCTATCTTCTTCATAGGCACGAAAGAGAACGCGTCCGCGCTCTTTGTCTTTACCCTTGAACTCTCCAGCAGTTTTATTGTTTTGGTTTTGAACAAATCGGCTAGATGGAGTCTTACGACCCATAGTTTCATAAATAGCACCAGCTGCGGATTTATTAAATAAACGCGCTAATGATCTAAAGCCTCTGTTGTTAGCTTTAGATGGAGTGGTCTTATAAGAAATGCCTCGCTTAGCTGCGCTGGCATCATAAAGTGGAAATCTGCCAGTGTAATTCTCGCGTGTGCGCCATCCGCTAAGGATTGAACCGTTATCTGGCAAATACCCTTTAGCAGCCTTGACAACAGGTTTTAAGGCTGTTGCAATCTCTTTTGGCATCTGCTTAGCCAAGTCGGGCGTATAGGCGCGTAGAGCCTTGCGGAGTTCAATACCGCCCTTTACGCTTACTGGCATCTTGAATCTCCTTTGCTTCATCTTTGAGACCCTGCAACAAGGCTTGAAGCATTATTGGGTCTAATTCTAATAACTGCTGTGGCGCAAGCCCCAACCTAATGCTTAGCCTAGCAATTAGGTAAGTGAATGGGAGATCGCGCTTTAAGACAAAGGGTCTGAATCAAGCACCTCAACACTCTTAAGTGTCTCGATAAAGTCAATCCCGTAAGGCTTAACCGTCTCACCTGAACGGCGTAGAACTTCCCATGCAATCCAATAAACATCCGACTGCTTCTCGTCATCACGAAAAGCCTTATGAAAACCCTTTTTAGCAAATTGCTCGAATGCATACTCCACTGCTGGAGTAATTTCACCTTCGATAACGCTTCCATCTGTTCGAACTATCTTAAGTTTTGCCATGGTTAGCCCCCTTGTTTAATTGTTTAGAATGTGCCTGTAGTTGCTACTGCAACTGTTGAGTTAGCAGTAAATGTAATTGACTGTGTGCCAATATCTGCCACAGCACCATTGATGTCTGTAGTGTTATTGACTAGCAATGAAACAGTGTATAGAGGGTTAGTAGCAGATACTATTGTTCCCTTTGTCTGTAGGAATACACATGTAACTGTTGTTCCCCATGCAGCTTGGAGTGTTGCAAGAACATTAGCTGATGCTGTGTCGTTTAGGAAATCAATAGTTACAGTAGATGCTTCCAAGCCCTTAACGAACTTGTGTGCTGTGTCGCCCATTGCAGTTACTTCTAGCTCATCAAATGAACGATTGATTGTTACTGCTGTTACATGGTCAGAAAGATCAACAGTGTTAATCTTAACGCCTACATTGTTATTTAGAAATACAGCCATTAGGATTATTCCTCGTCTTTCTTAGTAGATGCTGGCTTTGGTGTTGGTGTGCTAACCTGCCCGATTTTTTTCAGGAAGGCTTCGTTCTCTTGTTCCCACTCGGACATATTAACTCCAACTTGTTAGGATTGATACGGACATCTCGCAGCTGAGAAGGTCTCCCGAAGCAGCATTGAGAACACTAGGCGCACTGACTGCGCTTACATTATAGGTCAAAGAAGATGCAGCAAGCTTGGCGAACACGCCACACACGAAATCTTCTATGCCATTAAGGTTGCCCTCGTTATCGAAAAGAGGGGTCGTAATAATCAATTTGAATGATGCCATTGGACTAATACCAATATGTTGATTATTGGTAGGTGTGATGTATGGATCATCAGGTGAAACAATAACTGAGTTAGCCAATACTGTGGCAGGCGGAAATGCAAAGGTCTGCCACTTTGTATTATCGACTAGAGCTGTAGCAAGTGTCGTTCTAAGTGTCGTAATAGCAACTGGCATTATCCCACCATCGAGCGTGGGTCTATTGCGTGGATAATCATACCCCGTACTTTGGCGAGTAATTGCGCCGATAATCTATACGGGGATGGCTGGTAATCGACAAGGTTGGAACCAGACAAGCTGGTAGTTCTTGCTTGCCAGATATCGACAGCGATCATTAAAGCTGCATTCTGTATAGCTGTATCTGTTGTCCAGACTGTGTAAGTATCTGGAGCAACTGTGCCATAAGGCTCAATTATGTGATAAGGAACAGTAGTGGTGTGAGTAGTAGCCATGCTGATTGAGTATTCACCGACTGCTGTAATGGTCTTAGTGCCATTATATTTTGTGCCAGAATTGGTAATAGTTACAGACTGTCCAACATAAAAGACTTCTGTAATAGGTTCATTGAAATAAAGAGTGCCGATGTTGGGTACATTGCTATGTGCAACTGAAAATTGATTAGGTGTCCATAACATCGGAATAAGAACAGCGTCTGAAGCGTCACAGACTTCTTGAAGAACAGCATCAGTGTATAGCGTGCCGACACCCAAAGTGGTGCGTAATTCGCTGACTGTTGTAAGAGCCATTGCCATTCCTTTCTTAAGACTCTGGGGAGTAGAGGGCTACTACTCCCCAGAGCGACTTAGTGTGGTTCTATTATGTGAAGTTGAACCAGTTTGCGCCAGCTGCCAACTTGGTGGCTAGTGCTCCCTGACCGAATAGTAGAATATCTACAGTTCCGTCTGAGTTAATGTTTGTGCGAAGTTGCTGACGAGCTGACTCGTACCATGTGTAAGCATCTGGATTAATTACAACCATTGAGTAATCTGCTGTGCCTACTCCGCCTGAACCTTGCATTAAACGAGACACACGAAGATCAAGACCAGCAACATTGCCACGCAATGATGTAGGTGTAAGTGCGCCACCCGCATTTTGTGGATTTGCCGCGATGTAGATTGGGCGACCCTGATCGTTATAGCTCATGATGTTAGCCCATTGTTCTGGTGTAACAACCATGTTGCGACCAAATCCAAGAGAAGCAGAATAAACTGCTGCTGCTGCGCTTGATACATACTTTAGCAATCCATCGGCTGAGTTAGCCTGTGCTGTTGCGTTAAGAGTACCTGCGCCTTGAATAGCAGTTGTGACAAATTGCTCAGTGTCTTTTGCGTAAGCAAATTCCATCTGGACAAGAAGTTCGTCTAGGAATGCAGGTGTTGAATTTGTTAGCAATTCAAGCGTAGTGATTGCACGACCCTTAAAAGACTTCTTTGTGACTGTGATGTAAGATGCTTCGAGTTGTGACTCTGTAACTACACCATTCTCATCAATCTGATCAACAATTGGAACTTCTGTAATTTTTGGCAGTTCAAATGTTTTTCCAAATTCTGGCATTGTTCCAGAAGAAATTGAATCAATGAGTGGACGATCTGCATTAGCCAAGAAGTTAAGAAGTTGTGTGCTTTGTGGTGTTGGGATAAATCCTGCACCTGTTGTCTGATCATTGTCAGCAGCGCGAAGCCATTGACGAGCATCTTGATCATCAAAAACATTAGCTTTTAATGTGTTTTCCAAGTAGTTGCGCTTTGTTAGCTCAATTCTTGGCTTAGTGTAATAGCTTGCTGTAACAGTAGGGCGAGCAGCCTCGACAGCCGCAGCTTCTACTGATGGTGTTGCTTCGACTGGTGTGGTATCTTCCACGACTGGAGTCTCGCTTTCTGTAGTTGGATTTTCTTCAACAGGGATAACTTCCTCTGCTGCTATCTCTAGTACTTGAGCTGATTTGAATGCAGGCTCTGAGACTAAAGAAACTTCTTTTAATTTAGCTGCTGTCACAAATGTGTAACCATTTCGAGATGGTTGAGATTCTGTGATTTCCGCCCCGATGCTCAGTCCTGCAACTAGCCCTTCGCTGGCCATAATCATGGCATCTGTACCAGCTTGACTGCGACTCAACTTAAATGTCGCATAAATTCCATCTTCTTTTTCTTCATAACTTGTCATGCGACCTACTGGCCTTGATGTGTCATGCTGTGCTAACAATTTAATTTTTGTGGCATCTACAATAGCGATTGATCCTGCTTCAAAAGCGTAAGAGCCAAGATTTGTGCTGCCAATTTCGCCAATGCCATAAGGCACAATCTTTCCAGAGATTTCTCTGCGTTCTTCTGAGCATTCTATTGATGATGCTTCAATGTATAGAGTTTCCATTAGCTGCCGTTCCCGTTAGGTGATAGGTCTTCCATTTGCATTGCTTGTTCAGTTGTAATCAGACCAAGTGCAAGCATCTTCTCAAGGACAAGAAGTCTTTCCATTGGTTCTGTTCTTAAGAAATTATCATCTAGACAGAATTTTACATAATGTCCAGCAGTGCTGACATCATCCATGCTAAGCCTAGACTCGATTGCCGAAACATAAGGTTGCAAAGTAAGAGCCACCATTTGTTTTCTTTCGTCTTGGACATTGGCATAGGTCATAGTCGTGTTCATTGAAGCACTTACATAATAAGGATCAACTGAACACAGTCTTGCGCATTCAGTCGCTAATCCTTGAATGGCATCCTGATAAGCCATGTCTTTAGGACTAAAGCCTGTAGTTTGATAATCAAGAGTTGCAGTCAAGTAAGCAGTGCCATTATTTTGACGAGCGCGCTTCCATGCAGCTAAAAGTCCAGTAACTTCATTAGGTGGAAGGTCAGCTCCCGAATTTTTCAAGAACCCAGTCGCGGATGGAGTTTCCAATGCGACACTAGCTGCTCTCTGTGCATTAAGTGCTGCCCTAATAGTTGATGCGCCTACTGCAAGAATGCCTTCATCTTTTTGAAAAGTAATAAGAGACCCAAGACCTTCCATGGGTACAGGTTTTCCATCGACATAATACTGTGTTACATAATTATTCATTGCGTCTGTGTTAAATGTAACGCGATTGTTAGCAACCCATTGAGCGTTAGCCATTCTGTTATCTTCAAGATAAGTCTCAGTAATAAGCCAGTAACTGACTCCATACATCAATAACGAATCAAGCGTAAAATAAAGCGTCTCAAATCTTGGTTGCGATCTAGAAGGTTGCTCAATCCATCGCGGAGGAGCAACCATTTCTCCAGTAGATTTTTTGTAGTACTCAAGTGGAATGCTGGCAATAGTGCCACAGATTAAATCGCGGCATCTTTTTATTGCGGGTACGCCAAGAGCTTCTACGCGAGAAATGGCGACTGGGAATACATTGTTAAAAGTGTAAAAATTGTCAGTCATTATCTGGGGCGCGTTTTGCGCTTCCAAGATTTGAGGCTTACGCGAGAAGATACCCATAGACAGAAATTGTAGCATTTGTCAAGAGATTAGACAATATGCTAAGGCGTGTCTAACTATAAATCTGAGGCTTAGGTGCGGGGAGCATTAACTTGCTTACCGCCATAGCAACTCCGATAATGGCTGAAATATCGCCTGCGGATTTACGCTTTACGATTCTCCAAGCTGAGTCATTGACTTTAGCTGCGCAATTGTTGAATTGGCTAATGAGTTCGCTCTGACCATTATGAACGACCTTGTTAGTTACCAATCCAGTCAATAGATCACCACACGCCTGATAGAACTGCTGGCCTGAGACATCCTCGGTCATTACACCAGCTTGCTTTAATCTGTCAGCAATTGATTGAGTGGCATATTTGTCGTAGCACACTAGTCTCGGTCTGTAAAGGTCACACCAGCCTTTGATGGCTGCTGCAATCTTTAGATCATCTACTGCGACCTGAGAACTCCAAGTCTCCATGATTCCGATGCCAATCCTTCCATCTGGAAGTAACTGTCCAGCGACTAAAGATGCGTTCCTTCTTGAAGGACTGACATCGAAACCGAATACAGTATAAGCCCCAACTGCAATTTCAAGCGTGTTATCGCTAGTCTCTTCTAACACTCCATGAGGCCATGGACTCTGCAAGGAATCAATCCACTGGCATAAAGTCTCAGTACGAGTAGTCTCAATTGGTGCGGTTGCAATAGCTTCCTCAATTGATTCGCGAGACACAGTAAATCCAAGTGCAGGATTGCTAGGAGCTACAGCATCTCGCCAAAAGGATTCTGAAGATATATCTATCTTGCAATACTGTGGAGCAGAATACTCATAGTACCCAAAGGTCTCTGGTGGATAATCTTTAGCGCGTTCTACTAAGCCATTAAGAACTGTAGAGAATGCATCACCCGCATTCGATGTCAAAAATGTTTGGGCGTTGCCACGCGCCCTCGTTACTGGAATTGCAGCTTTGTACCCGTCTTCCGAGATTTCTCGGACTTCATCAATCCATAAGAAGTCAGCAGTACGACCACGAGCTGAATCTCTGGTATCTGAGACAAGGTCAAGAGTCGCACCATTAAGCAGCTCTATTCTTTCCCCGCCATTGGCATAACGCACAGCCTTAGTCATTGCCTTTAGCTCTGGTGTCGATTCTATGATCCATGCGATTTCTCTAAAAGTCATGAGAGCAGTTGCTCGGTTAGAGGACATAATGATGTGCTTCTTTTCCCCGCCATAAAACATGCCCCAAATTACACGGACTCTGCCAAGAAAACTTTTGCCATTTTGCCTTGAAATGATGAGCAATGCAGTCTTAACTCGGTACTGGTCTTTCTTATCAACCATCATCATTTGCTTAAGGATAAAATCTTGGTAAGGCATGAGCTTGTCCATCTTTAGACGCTCAATCATTTCGATTACTTCATTAGCTCTGGTCTTGCCTTTAAGAAGTGGTGAATGAACCCTTGGTTTGGTTGCCCCTCGTAGCGGTTGGGTCTTTTTAGGCTTAGTCGTCATGGAATGGGATTAGGTCGGACTGTAAAAGGACTGTCCAGCATTGGTTCCGACTGCGTCGGGGAGATACGGGAAGAAAAGACAGGGGGGGTAGCCGTCTGTGCTAAAAAAACGCCCTCTTCCTTGCTTGACTTGCGTAGGTTGCATGGCTTACATAGGACTTGAAGGTTATCTAGATCGTGAGTACCACCAACTTTGCGGGGGATTATGTGGTCGATGTGCAATGGCTCTTCATCACTGCCACAGTAACGACAG